GTATGCCCGCAGCGCTTCCCAGAACTCACCCGGGCGCATTTCATAGAACTCCCTTCGTGAGAGTCCGAGCAGACCGAAGGCCCAGCCCCTTACCGTTCCAATGCTGAGCGGCTCAGGGGCCGTGCCGTCAGCTACTCTTTTTTTGCTTCGTCGGCAGGCCCCTTCGGGGAGGTCTGCTTCGTGAATATCGTGATGAACTCGGCCATCGTGCCGAAGCCCGCCAGGGCGCCGACCTCGTCGGCGGTGAACTTTACATCGTTCCCCTCCAGGCGTTCACCTTCGTTGATGCTCTCGGCCAGAAGGCCAGCGAGATCGGAAGGCTTGAGCGAGGCGAGGTTCGAGAGCTCGCGGACGTCATCCCGGTTGGAGGCTTCGAGGAAATGCACAAGGGCATTCCAGTTGACCTCCACCCGGAAAGTGCGTCCGTCATTGAGGGTGATCCTATCCATTGCCCTGGGTCACCTTTGCGAAGTCGCCCGTGATCTTGAGATCCAGGGAGATGGTCGAATCGGAGTCAACCTCGCCGCTGGAGCTCTCGGAATAGCCGGTGATGATGGCGCTGCCGCCATAGGTATCACCGCCGGTGCAGAGATACTGCACGGCCACCACAGCCGAGGAGCCGGTCGCAAGGGCCAGCGCGATCACATCGTCGCGGTCCAGCTTGGTGTGCGTGGTCTCGGAATCGAGGCTCAGGAGCGCCGCCACCTTGAAGGTGACGTCGTGGCGGACCACCTGCTCCTGCTGCACACCGTTGTCATCCTTGGTGATGGACGTCTTGGTGACGGCGGCAATGGAGAGATCCTCCTGGGTGCGACCGAGCAGGGTCTTCCCGCCAATGGTCAAGGATATGTTGTATCCTTCAGGTCTGGTTATTGCCATAGTTGAATGAATTAAGCTGTTTGTTTCACGTAGTAAACGAGTTCAATACTCCATACCTCCTCGGAGCGCTGCTTCGACTGACGGAGGAAATGAATCAGGAACCGAGGGTCGTTGTCGGCATCCAGCGCGGCACGAATTGCGTCGGCCTTCGCCTGGGCCTCGTCGAAGTCCTGCGAATAGACCGAGATGGAAACCTCCGAGGTAATCTTATAGACGCCTTCCTTGGTGCTGTGCTCCTGCGGCGTGTGCCGGAAGACCGCGTAGGGATAGACGTCGGACTCCGCCTCGCTCTGGTAGAACGGGACATAGAAGTCGCAGATGTCGGTCAGATGTTTGCCAATGTTCTCGGTCATCTCTCGTAGAACTGATTTTCCTGTTTACACATTGATTCCCGGAAAGCTGGGACGAAGGTCTCCTGCCAGCCGACAATCGCTACCTCGTAGAAGTTCCGGTGCAGGATTCCCATCCGGTTCCGGCGGTTCTTCGCTGCCTGCGTCTTGGAGTGCTTGACCGGGCGATCGAACTGATGGTCCGGGTCACGTCCCTCCAGGGTGCCGTAGTTCAGCCAGTACGCCTTGAACCAGTCAGGGATGTCCGAATGCTGGCCGGATCCCTTGCCGTCGTTGAACAGGCCGATTCCGGCGTTCAAGTGTCCCTTGTTGGTAACCTTGTACCGGATCAGCTTGCGGAAGCGCTTGTCAAAACGACCGCGAATCATCTTCGCGGTCACCTTGGAAGCATCCCGCAAGGCATTTCGCGTGGCCTTGACCACGTTCTCCGGGGCGTTGTCAAAGAACTTCAGGCAATCGTCCAGGCCGGTGATGGTGATTCCGTTCGCCATTTACTTCTGAATCGTCCGGGCAGACACCTCGCAGAACGGGGAAATGCGGCTCAGCGGTCGGATGCTGGTGATCTCGTAGGGGACCCCGTCAATCTCCAGCTGCCAGCGCGTCGTCATCGCCTGGATCTTGTACATCAGAACGGAGACCGTGGTGCCGGATTCGTAGTTGTCATCAGACACTCCGTCATCCGCCGTCCGCTCCACCCTGGCGAACACCTCGCTATGCTTGGTTCGCGTCCGGGTGTTCTGGCCCTCGCTGCCGCGCCCCTGGGCAATCGCCCAGACGGCAATCTTGGTGTCCAGATCTCCTATGTTGACGTACTCAGCCACGGCGCTCTCCCCAGCTTCTGTAGGGCCGGAGGAGATTTCTCGCAGAGGTGCGGTCCCTCTCCTCCGGATGGTCTACAGGGTTGTTGAAGATATTGGCACCGAGCAGCAGGATCGCCGCCTTGATGTCTTCGGGAGCGGACGTGATGCCAGCCGTGTAGACGACCTCAACGCTCTCTCCCTGGACGTCGGCTTTGATAGTCAGCCGGTCCTCGGTGTTGGAATACTTGTCGCTGGCCAGGTCATTGCCATCCACCTTCACCGAGGTGACCTCGGTCGTGGGCCACCTCAGCTCGATGGAATGTGCGAAGTCCCGCGTGAGCGTGAACGAGGAGACGGAGATCACCGCGGAGATCTCGTGCTCGGCCATATTGACGGCGGCCTTCAGCTTGGCTGTCAGCTCGTCGTCAAGGTCGTTCGACGTGATCCTCAAATGCCGCTTGAACTCCTCGAGGGAGGGCTGCAGGGTGGTGATGGTTCTCGTCTCCATGGTTCGTCACTCGTTAGGCTTTGATGTCCTTGATCGCGGCGAAGCTCTTCGGCTCCACGACGGCCACGTCATCCCAGCTGTTCAAGACGATGCGGACATCGCCGTTGGCAGCGAGGGTGTACGGATCCACGACGATGTCGATGCCGCCCCAATGGCCGATGTACAGGTCCTCGAAGTTACCGAAGATCATGGCGGAGCAGATGCCGGAGGCGCTGCCCTTCGTCAGGTTGCTCGGAACGAGGTTGGTGTACTCGACAGGGTAGCCGTTGACCTTGCCGTCGAAGTCCAGGATGTAGCGGGCCGTATTGCTGGCCTTCTCCGTGGTCTTCATCGCGCCGACCACCTTGGCGTTGGTCAGGTAACCGAGCTTGCCGCGGTTGGCGTTGTTGGCGTTGATGGAGGTCTCCAGGTCGACAACCTTGGCGAAGGTGATGGCGCCACCGTGCTCGCCCATCGCAACGTCGCCGATGCCGCTGGTGTTCAGGATACCGCGCGGCTGGTTGCTGGAGCCGGAGCCGTTGATGGCGGCAGCCTCGAGCAGGGCGGCGTGGGAATCCATGATGAGATCCATGACGATCTTCTCGATGTCAAGGGAGGTCTGGCGGAGCAGGTCCTTGGAGAAGGCCGCGACGGTGGCGTTACGGTGCGGGGTCATGGTCACCTTGGCGAAGGTGCTCTTGGAGACGGAAGCCTCAGCGCCCTCGGCGAGCCAGTTGCTCGTGATGGCACCGGCCTTCACGAAGGGGACGGAACCGACGAGGTCGCCCATGACGCGGGCGCCCAGCTGGGCGACCACGAGGCGCTCCTTCAGACCCTCCACGTAGGTGGGAGCCTGCTCGATCTTGGCATAGCCGCCGTCGGCATCGGTGGTGGCGTTCTGGCCTGCGCTGGAGCGCAGCAACGCCATAGGGATGACGAAGCCCTTCTTGGAGAGGCCCATCCGCTCGTACTCGGCGGCGCCCATCTCGGCGGCTTTCGCCTCGAGGCCGGTCAGTTTGCCCTCAGCGGCTTCGCGGAGGAACTTGACGATGGAGAAGGAACGGCCTTCCTTCTTCTCCTCGTTGCGGAACTGCTCTTCAGCAGCTGCGCGCTCGGCGGCCTCCAGGTCACGGGCGTCGTTAAGTTCCTGACGGAGAGCGTTAACCTCGTCCATGGCAGCGCGGAAGGCAGCCTGGTCAGTCTGGTCCATCTTCCGGGTGGCTTCCACCTTGGCGGCCAGATCTTTCTGGATTTCTGCAATTTTACGCATGATGTTAAAGATTTTTGGGTTATACTAAAGTGCAGCTTCTGCCGCTGCCATTGTTAGTTCAAACTCGTCGCGGAGGGCCTGCTTCGCGGCGTCCTCCTCGGCCTTGCGCTTCGCCTCTTCCTCTTCGGGGGTCGGCTTCGGGTCTTCCGGCTGCTCAGGCTCCGCCTCAGCGCGGAGAGCCTTCAGCTCCTCCTCGTCCGGATCCTCGCCCTTGCGGGTGGCGTTTGCGTTGGCCGGGATGTTCACGACGGAGATCTCCAGGAGCTCCTGACCTGCATAGTAGTAGGTCTCGCGGGACTCGCCCGGAGCCTCGTCGCCCTTGCCCCATGCGCCCTTTCCGACCGGCAGGAAGCCGACGGACACGGCGTTCAGGGAACCGAACAAGATCTTCTGATAGACCTTCTCGGCGAGCTCATTGATTTCCTTCGGCTCGAAGGTGATGTCCACCATCAGCTTCTTGTCCTCGACGTAGGCGTTGCCCTTGCCGATGACCTTGTCGACATCGTTGCCGGACCAGCCGCCGTAGATGTCATGGTTGTAGCCGATGACGGGGTTCTTGTTGAAGCGGTCCAGCTTCCAGCCGTCCTGGTTCAGTACGGTGTGCGCCGAATCGCGGGAGCCGTCGGAGGCCACGAAGGTGATGGTCCTCGTGTCCTCGTTCTTCTTCCGGATCTCCGGAGTGAAGGAGCGTACTAAAATCTTGCTCATGTTATTCTTCGTTTTGTTTGTTCTCTTCTTCGCCGACGACCGCCGAATTGAGCGGGCGCAGGAAGTTGTCGAGTCCGTCTGCGCGCTCCATGCCTTCGAGGGCGCGCACTTCGTTCGGAGTCATATAGCCATCGAGGATGGCGTTGTGATAGTATGCGGAGCGGGCCTGCGTATTGCCGCGCATCAGTCCGTCGAGGGAGAACTTGATTGCGTACTTGCCGGAATCGTCTCCGATGAAGAGCTTGGTGTCGGTTTCGACCTCCACCCGCTTAACGGATGGACGGAGGGAGAGCTGCACGAACTGCGTGTTCTGCTCCTCGATGTTGGAATAGGTGGCGTGGGAGAGCTCGGCGAGAAGGTGCGGCGGGAGGTTCAGGATTCGGCACACGTCCTGGACGGAGAACAACTCGGACTGGATGAGCTGGGCGGCGAGAGGATCCACGGCCAGCGGCTTGTACTTCACGCCATACTCGAGCAGCGGGACGTCAAAGTTCTTCGCGCTGTTCTTGTAGTGCTTCATCCAGTTCAGGTATTCCTCGTCGCCGAGGTGGCCTTCAGTCTCCATGATGCCCTTGATCTGGCCACCCTTCTCATAGAACTCGGACGCAAACTTCTCCTGGGCGAGGGATTTCCCCAGCGCCATGGCGTTGCGGATAATTGGATTCTCTCCCTTGATACCGTCAAGGGTGAGCAGCATGAAATGCAGCATCTGATAGTCCTTGTAGATGCCGTTCTGCCACGCGAGGTTGTGGTCCATCTGCGTGACCTGATACCACTTCTCGCCATTCACCATGGTGATGCGAACACAAGAGGGATGCACCTGGTAGAGCGCTTCAGGTACTCCGCCTGGTCCCCACTTGATGATCGCGTAAGCGTTGCCCCATCCTACCAGCCAGGTGATGATGCAATTCCAGAAGTCGAACTTATTGGTGTAGGAGTTCGGGCGCTGGTTGATGAGCTGGAAAGCCGGATGCTCGGTGTCATTCACCCACCCGTCCGAGGTCTGACGCTTTATGTATTTGGGGAAGGAGGCAATGTTCTCGCTGATGATGCGGATGCCTGCATAGAGCGCGGTGATGTTCAGGGCGCTCTGGTTATTGACGGAGACGCCAAAGGTCGGCGGTTTCATGCCGCCTCCTGCGAACGGAGAGACCGTCACGTCGTCGGACCGGCGCTGGGCCATCCACCTGGATATGCGTTCAAAGATGGGCATTTGCGTCCTTTTTTCGCAAAAATACCCATGCGAAAACTGCGAGTTTGTAACAAATGATAATTTCTGCTACCTGTGCCGGTAGAAGTATTGACGGAATGCGTCGAAGGAAGGCCACAGCGGGCGACCGTATTCCGCCTCGAATCTACGCTCCATTTCCTCAAAAACCATCCGGAAGGAATCAATCCGCCCGTCTGCACGGTAGCCGCGCACCTTCTCCCAGAAGACCTCAAGGAAACCTTCTCTCGTTGCCATTCTTTTGATCTCGTCCATAGTAGTGTTATATTTCGGGGTTCCAGTTATTGATCTCTTCCAGCTGCTCTTCCGTCAGTCCGTCTCCGCTCAAGGTGCGAAGGCTGTGCGTCCGGTAGATCTGCCCGTCGTTTCCGGCGGTCTTATTCAGGTAACCGCCCACGGCATCCACGCTGGCGACAATACCGTCGACCTTGGCGCGCGCCCGGGACTTGTCGATTTTCACGTTGGCGTTCGGATCCGTATAGATGACCACGTTCCGGAACATCCAGCGGATGACCGGATTGAACAGGAAGTTCATCTCGTGCCTGAGCACCCTACCCTCGAAGTCCTTGGTCGGAACCGACATATAGCGGATGTTCTGCTGGTATTCGAGCAGCACGTCCTCGTACTTTCCGAACTTGGTCTTTAGCTGCCACATCCCCCAGGGGTCGAATGCGATGCAGCGGACCTTGTACGGCTCCAGCGCATTGAAGAGCTGCTGCAGCCACCACTCCTCGTCCAGCACCTTGCCGGGCGCCACGGTGATCCACCCCTGCTCCGCCCAGAGCCGGTAGTCCACCACGTCACCGCGACCCTGCGAATCGGTGATCTTGGACTCGGGGACGGTGAAAAGGTACTTGACGACATTAAACTTCGGGAAAAAGAGAGCTGTAGCCGTGAGGTCTCCCTTGGATGCAAGGTCGACGCCGACATAGCAATCCTCGCCAACAAGCTGTGATTCGTCGAACTCCTTGTTGTTCGCGGCCACGTCATCGTCCGGCACCCAGACCTCCGGGGCATCCACCCACATATTGAGGTTCTTCGTCTGGAAGGCGGCGAGGGTGCTGCCGCCCTTTTGCTTCGCCTTCAGGTAGGACTCCTTCATGAAGTCAATAGAAAGAGATACTCCGTAGTTTGGGTTAACCTTGCGCCACGTTTCCTCTGAATTCCAGTCATCTCCTTCGTCAGGCTCATAGAGCAGGGCGAACTGTGTGTCGTCCTCCACAATTCCCAACATCACCTGACGTAGATATTCCAAATGACGGAAGTACGGATAAGTCGTATCCGTTCCTGCTGTGGAAATTTGGAACAGGAGTGGCTGCTGCCTGGCTCCCATACCGGTTTGAATCACCTCG